GCTTTACGCGTGTGTCCTAATGTTAGAGCAAAGGGGGTCCCATGCCTGGGCCAGCACGGATACCAACAGCATTAAAACTACTTGAAGGCAATCCGGGCCATCAGAAGCTAAATCTCAATGAACCCAAGCCTTCGCCGATTATGCCGGAGTATCCGAAGTGGCTTGATACCGCGGCGCGGCATGAATGGAAACGCTGTGCTCCGATATTGTTCAAACTTGGACTTCTCGTCAGAGAAGACATGGCGCAATTTGCCATGTATTGCCACAACTACAGCATCGTTGTCCAGTGCGCCAAGATGATCAAATCGGCCAGGCTAATAACGAAAGACGGGAAAAAGCTGAAAGGCATAACGGCGTATCTATATGAGAAAAACTCTCAGACGATTCCCGAGCTTACGGCCATGAACAAAGCGCAACAAATGTGTAAAGCGATTTGCGCCGATTTCGGTTTAAACCCCAGCGCACGAGGAAGAATGGTTCTCCATGAGAACGAAGAAGAAAGCGATGAGGATTTGGATTGATGGCACGATTTGATCCAGTACTCGCTCAGAAGGCCGTCAACTTTTTCTCCAAACATTTACAGCACACAAAGGGTATCTGGAACGGTAGAAGGTTTGAATTATTGGATTGGCAGAGAGAGGATATAATTGAACCTTTATTTGGAACCGTCAAAGAGGACGGTGCGCGGCAGATAAAGACCGTGTATGTGGAAGTGCCGAAAAAAAACGGCAAGAGCCCCCTGGCAGCGGGTGTAGGGTTAAGACTTCTTTTTGCAGACCATGAGCCTGGCGCGGAGATATATTCAGCTGCCTGCGATAGAGAACAGGCCTCTATTGTTTTCAATCAAGCCGCTGAAATGGTAAGTAGAAATTCCGTATTAAGCCGTAAGTGTAAAATCATCGATTCCACTAAACGTATCATTCATAACAACGGTAGTTTTTATCGTGTGCTTTCCTCCGACGTGAAGGCGAAGCATGGGTTCAATCCACATGCAGTGATCTTTGATGAACTCCACGCACAGCCGAATCGAAATTTGTTTGATGTATTGACCGTAGGCACCGGGGCGGCCCGCCGGCAACCGATAATCTTCGCCATTACAACCGCCGGCTGGGATCGGACTTCAATCTGCTGGGAGATGCATGAACGGGCTCGGAAGGTCAAGGAAGGGATCACGGACGACCCAACGTTCCTGCCTGTGATCTATGCAGCGGATGACGAGGACGATTGGACTGATGAAAAAGTTTGGAAGAAATGCAATCCCTCGCTAGGGCATATACTCAACATCGAGGAGTTTCGTGAGCATTGCAAGTTGGCTCAGGAACTGCCTACCGAAGAGAACAACTTCCGGCGGTTCCGGCTCAATCAATGGACACGGCAAGAGACGCGATACATCCCGATGGACCGATGGAGAGACAAGTGCGCGGAACCCTTCAATCCGGAAATGCTGCTCGGCCGGCCCTGCTGTGCCGGGCTTGACCTGGCCTCGATTCAGGACCTGGCGGCGTTCCTCCTGCTCTTCGAGGTGGACGGTTTGACCTGCTGCCTACCGAAGTTCTGGATTCCGGAAAAGAACATCAAGCAGCGCTGCCAGCGCGATGGTGTACCTTATGATGTTTGGGTGCGGCAGGGCTACATCACGGCCACGCCCGGGAACACAATCGACTACGACTACATCGAAAACGACATCGAAGAGCTCGGCAAGAAGTACAAGATCCAGGAGATCGCCTATGACCGCTGGGGATCGGCTCAGATCATTCCGCACCTCGAGATGATGGGCTTCACGATTCTGATGTTCGGTCAGGGCTGGAAGTCTATGAGTAATCCTACGAAAGCGATGTTGCGGGAGATCCTGAAGGGAACTCTGCGACACAACAACAATCCGGTGCTGACCTGGATGGCGGACAACCTGATGGTGATGACCGATGCTGCGGCAAACGTGAAACCGGACAAGGAGAAATCCACGGAAAAGATCGATGGGATTGTAGCCCTGGTCATGGCCCTGGACCGGCTGCAGCTTCATCCCGAGCCGGCAAAGGTTGAAATATGGGCGGTCTGACTTTAGTGAAACGAATCTCTGCAGCTTTCAAGGCGTTCCGAAGCGATGCCGGATTTGCAGATAAGTGGTACGAGGTCTATCCCGGCATCCGCACGATGGCAGGTACCCAGATTAATGAAACTTCGGCGCTCACAATTTCCGCTCTATTTGCGGCCCTGAACTTCCTTGCCAGCACGATGGCGACACTTCCAAAGGTTATTTTGCGCCGGCTTCCCGGAGGTGGAAGGGAGCATGCTTTTGATCATCCGCTGTATGACCGCCTACACAACAAGGCGAACGATTTTGACCTTTCATCCTGGCAGTGGATCTATACCTCGATCATGCACAAGTACCTCTGGGGGAATTGGTACACCTACCTCGACCGTAAGACCTACCAAAATCAACAGTTCATTCCGTTACTGCCGGAACGAATGGTGAAATACGATGAGGAGAAGGAGCACTACATCTATCGACTGAAAAGTGGTCTATCGATCTATCTCCCTAAATCGCAGGTCCTTCATATTCCACACATCAGCGAAGATGGCATTAATGGGAAAGGTATAATCCATTACGCCCGGGAATCTCTTGGGCTCGCAAAGGCACAAGACGAGTTTGCAGCTACCTTTTACGGTAGCGGTATCCATCCCGGAGGATTTGTTGAAGTTGAACATACACAGGATGAGGAAACTCGTAAGGGTCTTCAAAAAGACTTTAATGAGAAATACGGCGGGTTGGGAAAAACTTGGAAGTTCATCTTTGTTACCGGGGGAGCCAAAGTCAAAGAATCAGAGATTGATGCTTCAAAAGCGCAGGCTTTGGAGTCACGCCAGTTTGCGGTAGTTGAGGTTGCCCGCTGGATGAATCTTCCCCCGCATATCCTGCGGGATCTTATTCGGGCTACCTTCAGCAACATCGAGCAACAATCTCTGGAGTTGGTCGTCTATTCACTGCTGCCGATCGTTACGCAGATCGAACAAGCGATGAATATCAAATTGTTCGACGACACGGAGCGCCGAACGCACTACATCAAGTTTGAGCTGAAAGGGCTCCTGCGTGGCGATCTGCAAGCACGGACGTTATTTTACAATTCTATGCTGGATCGAGGCGTATTCAACGCAGACATGGTACTGGATCTTGAGGATATGAATCCGCAGCCGGCCGGACTGGGAAAGGTGTACGTGATGCCATTGAATATGATCAATAAGGAGATGATTATCACGCCTCAGCCGCTTACCATCGAGAACAAGAGCGGTGTTCTTGCAGCGAAAAGGGCTGTGCAGATACGGAGCGCCGCCCTGCGCCGGCGGCTGACAATCGCCTACAGGCCGAAGTTTGAGCAGTTCGCAAAGCAGCTCGTGAAGAAGGAGGTCGGTGCAGTAAGAAAGGCGCTAAAGGAAATGCTGACCGAACACGGGATCGCGGATTTCAGCCTCTGGCTTGATGATTTTTACCGAGATTTTCCGAAAGAAATTGACAAAATAGCGGCTCCGACCATCTCTTCTTATGCCACGGCCATTCTACCAATTGCGCAGGATGAGGCGGGCAGCGAGGACGAAATCGGTCTGGAATATGGGGATTTTCAGCGTCAATACAGAGAGAAGTTCGCCCAGCGGCACGTTATATCCTCCCACGAGCAGCTCAAAGCTGTTGTCCGAGAGGCGCAAACAGTGGGCACCATTGAACTCGAGGCGCTCGAGCAGCGCCTGGATGAATGGGAAGAGCGCCGGCCAGGCAAGATCGTTATGCGGGAATCCGTCCAGGCGGAGAACGCTTTCACCCGCTCGGTGTTCGCACTGTGCGGCATTATGAAGATCATGTCCGTTTCTTACGGAAAAAGCTGCCCGTACTGCAATGATCTGGATGGGAAGGTGATCGGGATTGAGGAAAACTTTCTCGCTCCCGGAGATTTCCAGCCCGAAGGGGCGGAACGGCCACTGACGGTAACAAGTGACCACAAACACCCCCCTTTTCACGAAGGGTGTGATTGTTCGCTAATGATCGGCGTATAGGAGAGGAACATGGAACAAGAGATTTTGAGTGAATTGGAAGCAAGGCCGTATCCAAACGAGCATTCCTGCCGGCTCCAAAATCCGGGGAAATACAAGAAATATGCTCGTAAGAACTGCTACCAGAAGCATGAAGGAAAGTGCATCGACTTCGTTTTTGGGATTCTCAGTTCCGATGAAAGTGAGTTGCAGTCTATGAGATATTCAACGAAGGCATGGACGGAAGGAGCAGCTCGAGCACACTGCAAGGAGAAAGAGGGGACGTTTGAACCGGCCGAAGAGGAAA